GTTAGGATACGGTTTTATCCGTATTCCTAACGTCGACTGCCTTTAGCCTTTATTGGCTTTAAGGTCTCGGTACCCCGAGATAGCTATTTGAATTACACTGACCTCTAGTGACGCGTTTCCAATCGCTGCCGGGCATTAGATTGTCAGTAATCTTTTGTCACGCATGATTATTTAAGTGCTTTTAACACTTACGTACTCCTTTTGTACTCGCCGCATTCGTGGCAGAAATGTATTCATTTATTTTAATAAACACAACACCCCCCCAAAACCCAACCCTTAGCCCTTTATGGGAGAAGGTTGTCCGAAATTTGAATCTCTCTTTATTCTGTCAACAGTTCTGAAGCTGTATGCACCCTCCGGGGATAAGGAGCGTTTACCAACAACAGGTTTCCTGGCCAGTATCCGCGTGCCCATTATTGAGGCTACTTGTCTGCAATCTTAAGGTATTTAACATGGAAGCCACATATGGATCTGAAGGTGTATAAATCGAAATTCATACCGAAATTTGTTTCTAGGTTTATGTAGTACTAATGATGTGAAGTATGTGTGTGGGAAAAGGCCGCTTGTAGTTCAATGATAGGATGGGAAGTCGTATTCTTCCTACGTCATTCACTAAATTAGTAAATAGATCTCCGCCCTTTGTAGTAGGTACGATTTTGATGTAAGCCTATATTATAGGACGTCTATTTATGAAACGGTGTCTCAAAAGTAGGACGGTGGTAAAGATTATAATGGCTGTCTTTATCACTGGGCGCAGTGTAATGTTGAGGTTCTCTTAGTAAGATAAACACTCTCATTTAAAGGTGAAATTTGTAGGCGGAAAAGGAAAAACAGAGTAGCCCCCTTTAATGCGCGGGATTTATTTTAATGAACATGTCTATTAATTCACAAGCAAAACGCACCCAAGCCATCTCTCAAAACACCCTCCGTCTTATGGAGTCGATGTGTAAAAATCCTGAAGCTTTTATGTCTGGTTTAGGTAAAAATTCAAGTGGCCATTCTGGTCGCAAACGCCGCCATAAGAGAAAATACATTGAAAAATTCCAGGATTTTGATCACTCTAAACGTACTGAAAAACTTTGGACTCAAACTAATCCATTTAATTTCTATAATCAGATGACTCTCCCTGGACAATTTCAGGAAGATACCTCAAAACTACTTGACCCCATTCAACAATTAGTTGAATCAATTAACTCACCACAGGTTCAAATAGCTATTGCTAATATGAATAATGTTGCTAACAATGGAGTTAAGGTTCATCATAATGTTGGTATGAATGACGAAGTGTTATTAGTTTTGTGTATTATCGTTTTAATTGGAGGACATTACTCTAAAAGTACTGCTTTGAAAGTAATTGGTTCTCTTGGATCTTTAATTTTCACCCTTAAAATCATGAAGCCCAATGGCATGACTAACATTCTCCAATATGTTTTTAACAAAGTCCGCGATGCTTGCGGTCCCAGTAAATGTGATACTCTTATTACTGAGGAAAACATTGGTATTGATACTGAATACCCTGAGATCTTAGGTGATGATCCTACTTATGTTACTCAAACTATGGATATTAGTACGTTATACCGTACTTTAGTAGTTGTTGTTGCCGGTTGTTCTATTTATAAGAATTATGGTGACATTTCTATTACATCCATTCGTTCTATTGATGAAGTTGCTCGTAAATTAAACCCCATCAATTCACTTTTTAAAACTGGTGGTGATATTTTGACAACAATTCTTGATGCTGTTGAATATATTATCAACCTTATTGGTGGTTGGTTTACTGAAGACTTTAAATTTTCTTTCAAAGGTGAAATTTGGTATGAAATTGAAGTTTTACGTCGTAAATTACGAGAACTTAAAGTTGCTTTTGATAATCGCCAGGATCTTGGTGATGTTGCACGGAAAGCACGTACTCTTAAGGGAGATTTAGCAAAAGTTAAAATTCCTCAAGAAGGACAAGCTTATACACAATTCCGAGACGTTTCTAATGCTATTAATATTTTAGTAGATGATTTAGCACGTTTTGGTGCTGTTGGTAATGATATCCGCCAGGAACCCTTCTCTATTATGATTAGTGGTCCTCCTGGAGTGGGCAAGTCATTAGTTTCAGCCCATATGCTTGATATTTTTGCTCATAAAATTCTCTCACCTACTTCTTTTGATGAATTCATCACTGCACCTGGTACTTTTATTTATACTCCAAATCAAACTGAAAAGTTTAATTCTGGTTATACTAATCAACCTCTAGTTGTAGTTGATGATTTAGGATTTAGTCCTGAATCGCTTGAGACAATGGTCCCACGTTATATTCAAATGGTAAATTCTTTACCTTATAACATGGAGCAAGCTGAACTTCATCGTAAAGGCAACGTTTACTTTGATTCAAAGTTAATAATGGCTACCTCTAATATTACTAATTGGGCTCATCATGCTAATAAGTTGACATGTACTGAGGCTTTATGCCGACGTATGCATTTATGTCTTCGTGTTAAATGTAAGCCTGAGTATGCCACTGAATCCACACAAAGTGATCTTGAGCCTAAACTTGATATTGAGAAGATTAAAGGTAAAGAAGAGACTGCTTGCTGGGTCGATTTTACTATTTTTGATCCTGCTGGTCGTAAGTCTGATCATAAGGTTTGTAAACATTCGTTAACATGTCTTTGTGATAAACCTGATTGTGAACCTGCAGCATTAGCAGACATTATAGCTTTAGGGCTTAAACAATATGACGAGCGCAAACGCGTCACTGCTGATATTAAACTTGATCGTAAAGATCGTCTGCGAATGATTCGAGATCAGAAATTAAGTACTATTGAAGCTGCGTATTTTATGCATTCTGGTAAACAACCCATGGAAGGTAAATTACTTACTCAAGCTTTTGAGTTTCCTGGTGAATGTGCTAATCCTTTATGTATGCGCCATGCTTCTGATCTTGTAGCTGATCCTTCAAAAATTTTAAAATTACGTGACCTTGAATATTTTAAGTCACTTGTTGAAAGTGGAAAATTATGTAATGAAAATACTTGTGGACACACCAAGTATGTCTTTGACTTTTTGCAGTTTGAAGATGATATCGACGAGCTTCGATATGATGCTAACATTACTAAATTTCCATGTATTTGTACCTATGAAGCAGCTTTCCGTCAATATGATGATTGTGCTGTTTTCAATTGGGAATATTTAACCTATTGTCTAGGACAATACCAAACCCTTATAGCTGGTAGTAAATTCTATCATGGTCTTAGGTATTGTAGAGTTCGTACTCACCAGGCATGGGAACGTATTGTCGAATTTACTGAGGGTACAATTTTTGACAAGTTTTTAACTTTCATTAAAAGTCCAGTTACTATTGGTCTCACTTCAACTTTAATCTTGGCCCTTGCTGGTTTTGGATTGTTTAAAACTTTCTTTAATAAATCAGATGAAGATGAAGTTGCTACTAAGAAGTGTACTGTACAAATACCCAATAGTTCTATGTTACGTTTTGGTAAAAATTGTGTTACTCAAGCTTTCGATTCTTTTAAGGAGAATATGGAAGAACTAGGTATTAATGTTGATTTTGGCCCAGAAGAATTTGAGAAGAATCGAGGATTGTTAACGCAATCATATGATACTAATTCTCTTGATATTCTCAAATGTCTTGCAAATCATAATGTAATGCAATTATATATCGGTGGACTTAATCCCGATGATCATTATTGTACTGTTTTTGGATTATGTAATGAAGTTATTCTCATGAATAAACATGCTTATGATTTTCTTGTCCGTAATAAAGATGGTGTTGATTTTCTTGATCAGGAAGTCATCTTTAGTCGTTATGGTAAGAAACATAAACATTGGAAGTGGACTGATCAATTTAATCGGTTTATAACTTATGATACTCATTGTTATGCCAATGAAGATTTAATTGCTGTCAAAGTACCTAATCTCCTTATCAAAGATATCTCTGGTATGTTGAGTGATGACGAATTAACTTCTAGGAATACTATTACTTTTGGTATTTCGTGGTATCAACCTAAAACTGATGATCATGATTATAACTGTTATGTTGGTCCTTCTAGACAACCTTTAACTATTTCTGAACCTATTGAAGCTGCTGATACTGATGGAACAAAATATGTTACTACTTCTTATGTTAAATATCAGATCCCTACTACAAAAGGGATGTGTGGAGCTCCTGTTGTTCTCATGGACTCTAAGAAGCGTCAGAAATTAGTTGGTATTCATTGTGCTGGTAACGGCACTATGGGTTATGGAGTACGCTTTACTCGTACTATGTTTGATGAAACTATCCGTGCACTTGATGCTTATGTTGTTCAATATAATGTTTCTAGTTTATCTAAAGAACATATTCATTATGATTCTTTACCTACACGTGAAATTGAGGATTGTTCAATTATAGGCAAGGTTACACTTCGTAATACAACGTTAAAAAGTGAGATTATGAAATCTCCAGTTTATGGTATTATTCGAGGTCATGAACCAAACCTTTTACCTGCAATTTTAGTTCCTACTACAGTAGATGGGAAGAAAACATGTCCCATTGAAAAGAATCTTGCAGCGTATGCACGTGGTACTATCGTACCTGATCAAGAAATTCTTGATGGAGTTACTGAAGCATATGTACAGCGTTTACGTAAATTATGTGCCCCCCCCGCAAGAACAAAGTTTTTATCATTTGAGGAATCAGTTACTGGTATTGGTAATCTCGGTCCTATAAACCGTGGTACCTCTGCTGGTTATCCTGATTGTTTTCACATGACAAATGGTAAACGTGGGGCTTTTGGTGAAGGCGAAGAATATACTTTTAATTCACCTCAGGCCATTGAACAACGCAAGACTTATGATGAAGCAATGCTCGCACTTGAAAATGGTCCTATTGAGATGATAGCTAATATTTTCCCTAAGGATGAATTAAGGCCTCGAGCGAAAGCGAAAGCCCTTAAGACACGTCTTATATCTGGTTTTAGTTGTAGCGCAACTTTAGTGATCCGTACTGTGTTCGGTCCAATGGTTGAGTGGTATATGGATCCGAGAAATCGTATTCAGAACTGTTCCGCTGTTGGAGTTAACCCTTCAGGTTATGAATGGCAAGAAATTGCTATGAAACATGGTCTAGGTGCTCCTAACTATGATGTAAAGGCCGGAGATTATTCTTCTTTTGACAAAACACTTAATCCTTTTCATATGAATAAGCTTTTTGTGGTTTGGAAAGAATTCTTCGGCTCATATTTATCTGATAAGGAAAATATTATTGCTGATAATTGTTGGAAATCAATACTTAATGTTGCTGTTGTCTGTAAAGATAACCTAGTATTTTGGGGTAACTCAAATGCTAGTGGTGGTCCGCTTACCACGCTTATTAATACTATATGTAATACATTAGAATTAATGAGTGCAATTACACGTTCACTTAAGCGTATTGATAACAAACCCATCGACCTATCCAAAACTTCAGTTGTTAAATTATGGAATAATATTGGTGAAGCTATAGAGTTAACATGCTATGGTGATGATCACGTATTTTCTGTAAAACTTGATGCTAAAGTGATGGAGTGCTATCATAATTTAACATATGCTGATTTGTCAGAATGTATGGCACGTGATGGATTTGTTTATACCGACGAGAAAAAGTCTGCTGTTTATAATGAGGAACGTCGAAATATCTTTGAAGTTAGTTTTCTTAAACGCTCTTTCTATAAAGAAGGTGCGCGAATTCTAGCTCCATTAGATATGGAGACTATTACTCAAAAGATTCAGTGGAAGAAAAAGAATGATAATGATAATTCTCTTTTCTTTATGAAATTTGAGACTTTCATTTCTGAACTTGCAGTTCATCCTAAGGAAATTTATGATAAATATCATAAAATTCTTTTTGATGCTCTTGAATGTTCAGTCCCCAATCACCCTATTTCTAAGTCCCGTACACAAGACCAATGGAGAGAGCTTTGGTCTCGTGTTATGGAGGCTCTATAGGGGAGAGATGCGTAATACTCCAACGTATGTTTGGTTACGTTGGGGGCATAAGGGTTCAGATAAGCGAGTCGACATTATACCCACGAGAGCAGCCCTTTCCAAAATGTGCTTAAATCCAAACTAAGCTTTGTGTTGACTGAGTCATCTCACGCAAGCTGACAATATACCAGACTTACTGCGATACCTTTATACCCAAGAAAAAGTTTTAATCCTTTTCAAAATTACAATGTTTATTCGATTTTATATACCATTTTGGAAGATTCGGAGGGTCTTGGTGATCCTTTTGAAACTCAATGTGTAAGATGGCCTGGGAAGAAAAAGAATTTCTTAAAACAATATGCTAATCCGAAAGCCCTGCACGATGAGAAACATCGAAAATTCCAATATCCTGTTCTTGATCTTGATTTAGCTGATAGTTTTCACTGTCAGAACCCCGATTTTGGCCTCCCTGCATGGGAAGATGCCCGTAATAAAAATTCTGAGTTTAATGTTCTAAAACACAAAAACACGTCTGTGAGCGCCGCTACGCTCAAGTCTCGCAAACGTGCTCTTGAGACGCAGAGCGCTGAATTCAAGGGGGGTGATAACCTTGAAACAACACCAGAAGATCCAGCAACTAATGCTACCAATTTTTCAACTGATCCTAATACTGCCAAAGTTCCTATTAAATTCGAGATTTTCAGTGATCTACAATCTAATTTGGGCGTTAATGATATCTCTGAAGTTAGAGAGTATCTTGCTAAACCCGTCCATTTGACCACTGTTAATTGGCCCTCTACTTATAACATTAATGGTATTTTATATCAAGTTAATGATTTATGGGCTATACCGAGTGCTGTACCTACATGGCTTCAAAAGTTATATGGTTATTATGGGTTGAAAGCTACCTTATGTCTATCTTTTCAAATCAACAGTACACCATATAGTGCTGGACGTTTACGTGCAGCTTACTATCCTGTTGGTGAGAATAATCAACGTAAAGCAGATGGACATTTCTCCCATATGGTACCATTTTCTCAGTTGCCTGGCGTATTTATTAATGCTCAGGATCCTTCCACCACACTTAAGATTCCGTATGTTGCTCCATCACTTTTCTATGAGTTAACTCTAGATGGTGAATCTTGGGGTACGTTTTCTCTACGGGTCGTTAGTCCATATGCTACTGGTGTTAATAATGCACAATCAGTAGATGTTGTTATATGGGCTTGGATGGAAGATGTTGAACTTATTGGTCAAACAAATACCAATATTGTGACACAATCTGCAGATTACAAGAAAGTTCCTAGTGAAGAAGAAGGTAAGCCTTTTACTAACTTTTTCCGAGGTGCAGCAACAGCCGTTCATACTTTGGATGGAGTACCATTTTTGTCAGCTTATACTGGCACTGTTGGCTGGGCCCTTGATTGTATATCTGGTATCTGTTCTATTTTTGGTTGGTCTAAACCCCTACTTAATGCTGATATGTCACGTGTAGGTGTTAGTTATGGAGCTAACACAGCCAACTCTACAGGAATGGATCCGTCACATTCAGTTGCAGTCCTTTCTGATGCTAAGTTAGAACCTATTACTAATAGTTCACTTGATAGTGTTGATGAGATGTCTTTCTCCTTCATTAAGAAGCAATGGTCATATTTGAAAACTTATCAATATGATGACACCATGACTACTGGAGATCTTATTGCTGATTATCCAGTTATACCCGCGTTTTTACGTATTGGTCTTGGTGCTAATGAAGTTTATCACACTCCAGTTTCTTACTTAGCTAATTTATTCCAACTCTTTCGAGGTGGAATTGAATTTAAATTTGTGTTTGTTAAAACTCCTTATCATAGGGGACAACTCTTATTAACATACCAACCTGGTCCTTCAATTGTTGCTGATCTAACTAACTCTACTTATATGTACCGTGAAGTTATTGATTTAGCAGATACTGATGAAGTTACCTTTACTGTTCCTTATCTGAATCCTGTTGAATACCTTGATTGTACTATAGCATTTGGTCGTTGGGATTTATTAGTTACGCAACCACTGCGTGCCCCAGAAACTGTGAAAGGTTCAATTGATATTGAAATTCACGTTCGTGGCGCAGATAATTTTGAGGTTATGCGTCCTATTCATCCTGACTTTTCTCCTTATGTTGTACAATCTGCACCATTTAAAGGTTCCAAATCTGATGCTGAAGTGTCAGGTATTATTTCAAAGGATTTAGGTTGTGTTGGTAATGCACCTAAACAAGTGTTCTGTATTGATAATGCAGTACGCTGTGCATCTGAGTTAGTTCTCTCTATTAATTCGCTCCTAAAGCGATACAGTTCTATGAATCTGCCCATCTTGAATTCAGGCGATACCAGGTTTAACATTTACCCATATATTTTTGGAGTACAAGGTTTGCCTGGTTCATTTGATGTCACACCATATCAGTCTTATTTAGTCTCACCATATGCCTTCTTTCGAGGAGGAGTGCGAATACTGACTTTTTCAGATTTTGCGCCCACAGATGTTGCTACGGCTAATACACTATATCAATGTGCTATCAATCATGCAGACGCCTATCAAGATGTTTATACTACATCCGCTGTTATGGATGTTGATAATGTTGCCTGGACGGGTTCTGATTCGGTTAATGGTCCTTTTATGGTCCAAGCTCCTTATCAGTCTACTGCCCGTTTAGAGCCTATCATATTCCAAGTAGCTTCTACAGATACAACTGTTTTCGCTTCACCTCGCGTTATTCTCGAGATGAGCGGTAGTGACAATTCTAAATGGGCCCGAGCCTTTGCTGATGATTTTCAGCTTATGTTTTGGGTCGGTGTTCCAAGAATGGCCACTAGATAGATTCTTAAGTCAAGTAGTTATTATGACGATACCACGTCATTTTAACAACGCCACTTGATGTATGAATCGACACGATGGAAAGTGTATAAAAGCGTACCCGGC